CTTTGTATGGCGTAACAATAACTTAGCGGTTAGGGGTCGCACCTTTATAGGACTTAAAGGAGTGCCAGATGTTGTTGGCTTCCACACACAAAGCGGAGTAGCGGTTTACTGCGAGACCAAAGCAATAGGCGATAAGTTAAGCAGCTACCAAATAGCGTTCTTAAACTTAGCAAAGACGGCAAATTGCTTCTGTTACATAGCAACCGAAGAGAACGGCAAATTAACCATAAAAGAATATGAACAAGAATAGCATCATATTAGAACTTTGGGAGAGCCGAGAACTAAAGGAAGCAATAGATAAAATGCAGCCTGAAGATTTACGAGAAGATTTAAGAAGCGAAATATTTAAGGTGCTATGCGAAATGGACGAGGAACGATTAATTGATATGCGCACCCGGAACGTATTAAAGTTCTACTTGGTTAGGACAATGATTAATATGATGCAGAGTAATACAAGCCAATTTTATAGGACATACCGAAAACCTTTAGAAGTAGAATTAATAGTACACGATAGGGACGAAGATTTACTTAACAAAGTAGAAGATGAGTTATCAAAGATGCACTGGTACAAAGCGGAACTATTGCGAGTGTATGCAATTAAGCATAACTGCAACGCTAAAGAATTAAGTAGGGTTACAGGCATTCCGTATATGTCAATACATAGGGAACTAAAATTAACTAAACGTGAATTAAAAAAACAATTACGCAAATGATAATTATAGCAGCGATATGCTTTGCAATATTCTTTGTAGAGATACACCAATTCCATAGAAAATGGTATTTAGATTTTAAGCCTTTTAGTTGCACGAGTTGTTTAGCAGCTTGGACAGGTTTGATTTTATATTTACTACCTGCAATATGTACTGACATTATTGCGTTTGTATTTATTCCGGGAGTGTTAGCACCTTTACTTTCAAAAATAATGTGGAACTTATGGAAATAGAACACCGAAACTTTTTAGATCAACACATTGGTAATTGGCATACAGTTCAAAACGGATATGTGCGAAATATCGACTTAGACATCTTAAAAATGTACGAGCATATTTATCGCAAGTATATGAGTGCAGATTTTATCTTAACAGTATGGTGCGGTAATTGTATCTTCGATATGATTAAGCGCCTTTACACTTGGTACGAAGAGCAACCTAAACCTAAAAATAAAAAAAAGAATGGCTAACTTTATCCACCCTACCGCTATAATTGGCGATAACGTAATTATCGGAGATGGCAATTACATTGGTGCTTATTGTATTATAGGCGACAAAGCCGAGCATAAAAAGTTTTGGCAAAAAGAAAAAGGCAAAGTATACATAGGAGATAACAATGTTATTACAGGACTTGTAACAATAGATGCAGGTACTGAGATTGATACCTTTATAGGCAATAATTGTTTCATTATGAAACACGCACACATAGGACACGATTGCACAATCTTAGATAATGTAACAATAAGTTGCGGAGCAAAAATAGGTGGTCACTCTATTGTAGATCAAGGTGCTAATATAGGACTTAACGCAGTTCTACATCAATTTGCAAACGTAGGAGAAAATTGTATGATAGGAGCAAGTGCCTTCTTAAAAGGAGATGCAAAACCAAATACTAAATATGCAGGAGTACCGGCAAGGGAAATCGGCTCAAACATAAGATAATGAATGCAATAATCTACTTAAACTATAAAGATAGGAACATCAATACATTGTTTGAAAATATAAAAAATGCAGGTAAGCATATTGATATAGTAACTATCGTTAATGAAGAAGGCATAGCATTTGCAACTAATAAAGGCTTAAGGAATTTAAACTTTGATAATATAGATTATGTAACTATTATGGGTAACGATATATTAGAACCTGATAATTGGTTGCAAATAAGAAATGACTTTTTACAAGACAAAACTATTGGTATTTGTTCTATTCCTTTAGATAGTATGAGTAATGACACGTCTGATTTAATTGGCAACCTTACTATAACAAAAGAAACTATAAATAAAATTGGCGCATTTAATCAAGAACTTGACCCATACGGAGCAATAGATTTGGATTATTGTACGAGATGCAGGGCAGCAGGTTTGCATACGAAATACATTAAAGAATATACCGCTAATCATATTGAACAAAATAGCATTGATGCTTATGGTTACAATAAAAATGAATTAGTACAAAAGACCTGGAGTTTGCATAGCAATAATGTATCTGCTTATACTAATGGGAATAAAACATATTATATAAACTTATGAAAATACTTTGTATAACTTCTGCTAACTCAGGCGTTGGATTGCACCGAATAATGATGCCAATAGTACACTTAGAAAAGGAGTACGCACTTATAACAGATGTACTTAATGACGAGTTATTAGAGCAGGGGTGGGATATTGTGCTTATGAATAGAATGCTTAACGAAATAGATGCAAAGCAAATGGACACTTGGCGCACCAAGTACGGCTTTAAGTTAGTAGTAGACAATGACGATTACTGGGAACTAAGCGAAAGCCATTTGTTATATTGGAGATACAAGTATAATAACATACCTAAATTAATTACAGATTACTTACAGATAGCAGACCTATGCACCTGCACTCACGAAAGGTTAGCAAGTGAGATAACTAAATACAATAAGAACGTACACATATTACCAAACGCTTTACCCTACGGGCAAGAGCAGTTCCAGGACAACAAGACCGAAGATTACAAGGTTAGATTATTTTGGTCAGGTAGCGGAACGCACGAAAGGGATATAGAAATACTAAGGCAGCCATTTAAAAGGTTACAAGGTATGAATATAAGAACTGTTATAGCAGGTTACAACGATGGGGAGAAACCTATTTGGGATAAAATGATTGATGCGTTTACTTGCGGACTAAAGCTTAACCCTACGATCTATAATTATGCAAGGGTAACGGAATATATGGGTGCTTATACAGACTCAGACATTTCAGTTATCCCACTTGTAAATAACAAGTTTAACGCTATGAAGTCAAATTTAAAGGTATTAGAAACGGCTTCTAAAAAGAACCCTGCTATTGTTAGCCATGTCAATCCTTACTTAGATATGCCGGTACATTACGTTAAAAGCCAAAAGGATTGGTATAAACATATAAGAGATTTAGTGAGCGACGCGGATATGCGAAAGGAAAGCGGACAGAAGTTATTTGAGTTCTGCCAAAAGAAGTATAACTTTGACGAGATAAATTTAGACCGAAAGTATATTTATAGTAAACTATGCCAGTAATAAAATGCTCGAACGGAAAATATAGAATAGGCTCAGGGGGTTGCGTTTACGAAACCGAAGAAAAAGCTATGCAAGTTTGGAAGGCTATCCTTGCAGGTGGCAAGTTTGCCGAAAGTTATACGGACTATCCTGAGAGTGCAACTAACAACGCAAAGAGGGCAATAGAATGGGCTGAGAAAAATGGTTGGGGTTCGTGCGGAGAAGCAACTGGTAAGGCAAGAGCAAGACAGTTGGCAAATCGTGAGCCGATTAGTAGAGATACGATTGCACGTATGGCTTCGTTTAAAAGACACCAACAACATAAAGATGTGCCTTATAGCGAAGGTTGTGGTGGATTAATGTGGGACGCTTGGGGTGGGACATCAGGTGTCGAATGGGCGATTAACAAACTAAAAGAAATAGACGGAAAATAATTTGCATAGTTAATTTTTTTAATTATTAATCAACGAAGAAAATTAATGGGGAAACTATGCAGAAACACACACAAATTTATTTGCAGGGAATGGGGTATAAAAAAACGGACTTCATTCCTTGCGAAGTGTGTGGCTCACAAGCGGTAGACATACATCATATTGAGGCGAGAGGAATGGGTGGCAGCAAAGACAAAGACACGATTGAAAACCTAATGGGTTTATGTAGGAAGTGCCACATAGAATACGGAGACAAAAAACAATATAAAGAGTTCCTAAAAGACATACACGCAAAGAATTATGGCAAAGATTAAAGAGAACAATAACAAAGTTAGCTTTGGCAAACGCAAAAGAGGCTCTGCAAAGAAGTCCTTTAACAAGCACACTCCCAGAGAAAAAGCTTATAGAGGTCAAGGACGATGAGAAAACTAAACGCTATATGGTTACTCCTTACACACAAAGCTTACTTCGTAGCAGTATGTAAGACGGGTAAAAATGGAGATGATATGACCACGATAGGACACTACACCTATGCAATGGCAGAAACCTTAATTAACAAACATATAGCAGACGTAGATACTTACCTTGACCAAGAAGATGCTTTAGACGAAGCCAACGACATAATAAATGGAATACTATGATACAAAACGTACCAATCAACACAGTAAAAGCAAACCCTAACAATCCCAGGATAATCAAAGACGATAAGTTTGCAAAGCTTGTAAAGTCAATTAACGAGTTCCCACAAATGCTAAACCTTAGACCTATTGTAGTAAATGACGATATGGTTGTGCTTGGTGGCAATATGAGATTAAAAGCTTGTAAAGAAGCGGGACTTAAAGAGATACCGATTATTAAAGCAAGTGAACTAACCGAGCAGCAGCAAAAGGAATTTATAGTTAAAGACAATGTAGGATATGGCGAGTGGGATTGGAGCGACCTTGCTAATAATTGGGATGCAGATCAATTACAAGATTGGGGATTAGATATACCCGGCTTTGATGCCGAAGTATTAGAAGCTGAGGAAGATGATTTTTCAGTTCCAGACGGGGGAATAGAAACCGATATAGTATTAGGAGATTTATTCGAGATAGGGGAACACCGATTGCTTTGTGGAGATAGTACGGATAGCGACCAAGTAGCAAAGCTAATGAACGGGCAGAAGGCTGATATGGTATTTACAGACCCTCCTTATGGAGTAAGTTATGAAGGCGGACATAACAAAAAGAAAAGAACCGGAATAGAAAACGATACATTACAAGGACAAGAACTAACTGATTTGTTTTATGAAGCATTAGTTAATGGAGAGCTATTTTCACACCATCATTCTGCTTTTTATATATGGTATGCTAATGGTAAAGCAGTAGAAACATTTGCTTCATTTTCAAAACTATCATTAAAGGTAAGAGCAGTTCTATGTTGGTATAAAGTTAAAAGTGGTTTAGGAGCATTTATGTCTCAATACATACCTAACTATGAGCCGTGCATATATGCTTACAAAGAAGGATATAGTCCTCAATGGTTTGGAGCAAGTGATGAGAAGACAGTATGGGAGTTAAAAAAAGAAAGCAAAAATGAATACCACCCTACTCAAAAGCCTGTTGAGTTACCAGAACGAGCAATAAAAAATAGTAGCAAAGAAAATGATATTGTTTTAGACCTTTTCGGTGGAAGCGGAAGCACAATGGTTGCAGCAGAACAATTAAATCGTAAGGCAAGGCTAATGGAGTTCGACCCTAAATATTGCCAAGTAATAGTAGACAGAATGCGTAAACTTGACCCAACATTAGTTATTAAAAAGAACGGGTTACCTATTTAAAATAGTGAGATAATAGAGAAGATATGGCTAACGAACAAAATTTGAAACCATTTAAGAAAGGCGAGGTGGCTAACCCAAATGGCAGACCCAGGAAGTATGTAAGCCTACTTAAAGAGCAGGGATATAAACTTGCTGAGATAAACGATACCATACAAGCTATGATGTCAATGGACTTAGAGGAACTTAAAACAGTATGGGATAACCCAAAGGCAACAATACTTGAAAAAACGATTGCAGCAGCTATGCGTAAAAGCTTAGAGAAGGGAAGCCTTTATAGTTTAGAAACTTTGCTAACCCGTGTTTATGGTAAGCCTAAAGAACAAATGGATATACAAACAGATAACAGGATTGAGATAGTATTTGTAGACGGCAAGACAATACTTTAATGCGGATAGAACTACCTAACGGACATATAAACCAAAAGAAGATACTTGACTGCGAAGCCAGGTACATAGTTGTTATGTGCGGTAGAAGGTTTGGCAAATCGGAGTTAAGCCAGATCAAATGTATTACAACCGCAATCAAAGGCGGTCAGGTTGCTTACATAACACCGACCTACAAATTAGCAAAGGTATTCTTTGAGAAGTTATGCAATAGCCTTCCGTTCCCTAATAACAAATCGGACTTAAATATCAGCTTCCCAAATGGTGGCAAGGTCGAGTTCTTTACAGGGGAACGCTTGGATAACTTAAGAGGGCGCAAATTTAACCTGGTAATAGTAGACGAGGCTTCCTTTATACCCAACTTAGAAGACGGGTGGCTCAACTCAATAAGACCTACCTTAACTGACTACAAGGGTAAAGCTATATTCTTAAGCACTCCTAAAGGTAAAAACTACTTCTTTAGTTTGTTTAGCAAAGCTGAACCTGATTGGCAAAGCTTTAAGTTTACTACATACGATAACCCTTACATTGACCCCAACGAAATAGACGATGCAAGGAAGCAACTCCCAGAGGTTGTGTTTGAGCAGGAGTATATGGCAAACCCTGCTGAGAACGCAGCAAACCCTTTCGGTAGCCAACATATTCGTAAGTGCATACACCCAGTAACAACAATGCCGGTAGTAGCTTATGGGATTGACCTTGCCAAGTCGGTCGATTGGACAGTAATAGTAGGCTTAGACGAAGACGGGAATGTGGCTTATTTTGACCGCTTTCAAATGGATTGGCACAATACCAAGCAAACTATCCTTAGGCTGCCTAAATGCCCTATCCTTGTCGATTCTACGGGGGTTGGTGACCCGATACTAGAAGACCTACAAAGAGAAGGGGTAATGATACAAGGCTTAAAGTTCACAAGTTCAAGTAAGCAGCAGCTAATGGAAGGTTTACAGGCTGCAATACATCAAGGTAAGATTGGCTATCCTGAAGGGATAATAAGCCAGGAGTTAGAAGTATTTGAGTATCAGTATACGGCAACCGGGGTTAAGTACTCAGCACCTTCAGGCTTTCACGATGATGCAGTGATGGCTTTGGCTTTGGCTTGGCAGAACTTCAGCCTTAAACGTGGCACGGGTAGGTATGCCTTTCTATAATTGCAACAAGGTTACAAAAATAAATTTGGTGGATTGTGTAAAACTTGTATATTTGGTTATTATTTAATCAAAACACAAACACAATGAAAAAAGAAACCGCACAACTTTTAGCCGTATTTTTAGTAGCTTGTTACCTTATTGGTCAATTACAAGACATCTACTCAAGATGATCTACGCTATTTGCCTTCTGCTAATTGCAACAGGTTTTGTAATGGCAGCTTTAACTGACTATTTAATTAAACACAATGACACAAAGCGCAAAAGAATACATAGACAAATACTACGCAAGTGAGCCAATTAGTATAATGATGTCTAACATTGATGCTACTTACTTAGAGATACTAACCTATTGCACCGAGCAAGGATACGAACCGGTAAAGCGTAGGTTAAGAAGACCCGAACATAAGTCACAAATTGGCTTTTTTGACATTGAGAATTACAAACCCGAAACAATATGAGTTTTTATTTTGATGATGATGGATATTTTGGTATTCCAAGAATATCAGTTAATAGAACAGAACCATATAAACTACAAATAAACAAACCAATGGAACTACAACAAATCTTCGAAACAACAAAAGAACAAAGGACTGAGTTTACCTATCAATTAATTGAACGATTAAACGCAGGGGAACTTGATCCGTTAAAAACACATCTCCAGGTTAAAGCCTTAGAGGATATGCTCGAAACCTTAAAGGCAAATAAGGACTATAAAGATGCAGTATTACAAGCAGCCGTACTTAATGGCAAGGACTTCGAGTATATGAGTGCAAAGTTTAACATTCGCGAGGTAGGAGTTAAGTACGATTATAGCAAATGCGAAAGCCCACAATACGAGGAAATATTGACCGAGTACAATAGTGCAGCTAAAGCCAAAAAGGACATGGAAGAGTTTTTAAAGAAGGTGCCACATCAAGGACTTGACATTATAAACGGAGTTACTGGCGAGGTTACCAAAGTTTACCCACCTGCTAAGAGTAGCACAACCTCAGTAGCCGTATCTCTAAAGTAATAAAAATATTATACTTCTTTACAATTTGCTTACCTTTGTTTGCAGTAGCTTACATCGGTGGGCATCTTGTATATATTATAAAACAATTAAAATGATACTTTTACCATTCGCAATAATTATAGTAATTTTAGCTATAATTGAAGTTAGGGATATGTATAACCAAACGAAATGATAGTAGCAATAATATGTTCTTTAATCTCAGCAACCCTTATATCAATAGTATGGGTTCGCTTAATAGATCAAAGCAACAAGATACTTGAACAAGACAAAAAAAATGACACCAAAAGAAAAAGCTAATAAATTGTGTATGAGGTTTTTGATACAAACAACTACTGACATACCATACGGAATAAATAAAGCTATTGCTAAAGAATGCGCCTTAATAGCAGTAGACGAGATATTAAAAACTAATCCGTATAAGGCTCGTAATTATTGGCAAGAAGTTAAAACTGAAATAGAAAAATTATGACTTGGAACGAATTAACGATTTGGCAGTACCAACAGATTTATCCAATAGTTACTAAGCCTGAGAAGGATTGGACTAACTTAGACGTAGAGAGTAAGCTTGTAGGTATAATCTACAATCTAACCGACACCCAGGTTGATAGCCTATCTATTCAGCAATTCAATAATCTAAGGGCAACACTTAGTTTTTTAGACGATAAGATTGAAGGTAAGCCGGTTAAGTATACGGAAGTAAACGGCAAACGATACCGATTTGTCTATGATGTGCAGCAAATCAAAGCAGCCAGATATATTGAAAGCAAGGTATTCAGCACCGACTTAATTAACAACTTGCATAAGTTAGCAGCCTCAATGGTTATGCCTCAGCGTAAAACTTGGTATGGCAGATGGGTAGACGATACCTATGATGCGGCAAAGCATAGCGAGTATGCAGCCGACCTACAAGCCTCTAACTTTGTTCACGTTTATCATTCTGTTGTTTTTTTTTATCAAGTATACAGAAATTGGATCGAGGTTTCTCAGGCTTATTTGATACAGGAAATGATGTCGAAGGGAATGAGTCCGGAGTCAGCGCAAGAGGCGGTTCAAATTTTATGCAGCACTTTGGATGGCAATATTGCGCCAAATCTGTTGCCGACCACGAAAATATCACAGTTGACCAAAGCTATGAACTTTCAACAATCCAGTTCCTAAATACACTTAGTTACCTGAAGGCTAAAGCCGATTACGATAAAGAGCAACATAGGAAACTTAAATAAGACAAGCCCTGCCATTTTTGGTGGGGTTAGTTATTTTTAGACCTTCCTTATATTTATTAGCGTGAGCATAGCAAAAGCACAAATAAGGGAACTTCAGCAAAGCTTTATACAAAGCATTGGAGATACAGAGTTTGACAAGGTCAATCCAAAGGACTTACCTATATTGGAAAGGGTACTTGCTATCTATGGACAAGCTTTTAATACAAGAATTACCGAAATATTAGACAACGAAAATATTACAAGTTCTGGTAAGTTAGCAAACCCGGCAGAACCTATACTAACTAAATTCGGTACTGGCTATATTTTGAGCGTAGGTTATGAGCAGGGAAGTGAACAAGACAAGTACTTTAGATTTGTCAATAAAGGGGTTTTAGGTACAAGTAACGAAAAGGCAGACCCAAAAACACCCTATAAATTTGATAAGGCAAATAAATATGTCAATATTGGTGCAGTTGAAAAATGGTTAAGTTATAATAAACTTAAAACAGTAGCAGTTAAAAAATACACAAAGCTTGGAGTAGAAGCTAAAGCGATTGAAAGCAAAAAGTCCTTAGCTTTTGTTATAGCCAGAAGCATTCATAGAAAAGGTATTACCTCTACATATTACTTTGATAGAGCGGTTTCACAAATATTCAATAAAGATTTTGTAGCAGATGTTGCCCTTGCAGTTGGTGGCGATGTGCAAATACAAATAAAACAAATAGTAAACGAAGTTAAGAATGGCAATAACAATAACAAGTAGCCCTGCACCTTATTCGTCAATGCACGATAACCTTTGGTTTGTATCAAGTTCTACTAATAGCGGAACTACAAACTTTAAATTCGTGTATGATGTATACATTAACGGAAGCCAAGTAATTAGATCAAAGGTATTCCCTGCGCCAAGTGCAGAAGGTAGCTATGGGGTGTTTAACGCATCTCCAATGGTAAGAAGTTTTGTAACTAACTATTTCGAGCCTTCAGGAAACTCAATACTTGTAGCTTCAAACGATAAGATTAAAGTAGATTACCAAGTAAGGATAGGCGAAGAGGTTAGCGGTGTAACAACAACCAACTTAGCATCTGGCAGCTACTCAGCTTACAACTTTGTACCGCCATTGTTTGCCGATGTATTCTTAACAAAGAACAATACACCTTTAGTGTTATCTGACTATTACGATAATTTACTATTGGAAAACTTTACCGACGATTTTTTGACCGAGCGTGATACAGATAACATAACGCTTGAATACGGAGATAACTTTTACATTACGTTCCTACGCATAGCAACAGGCGGTTACTCAGCTTGGGTTGAAGTATTAGGCGATGGCGATGTGGTTACTAATACTGTATCGGGTAATATTACTTTAGGCGGTCAATTCAATATGTTTAACCTACAAGCAGGACACATAAACGATTGGGCATCTGGAACTATAATTACCGAGAATACATACGGCTACAACTTCTATTTAAAAAGAGGTGGCGCACAAACAAGGGTAATTAAATTAAGACATAAGTGCTATCCTAAATACCAACAATTTAACTTAGAGTTCCTAAATAGATTAGGCGGTTGGG